TCCCCCCCGAGTCGCGCAACATCCCCCGCCGCTCCCGTGCGCTGGTCATCGACCGGCTACGGGCGGCGGTGGAGGCGTTGCTACCCGCGGACCCAAGCCGACCGCTTGGGAGCGCCGACGCATCGAGCGCCGACGCGCCGGAACGCACGCCATAGAACGTGCTCGGCGACGTTGAGCGCGGTGGCGATGTCGCCCGCTCGCTGCGGTGTGTCGGTGAGCAGGGCGCGTAGGCGAGCGTCGAGCTCGAGCGTGGCCGGTGTTTGCCCGCGAGGCCCGTACCGCCGCCCCTTCCGGCTACGCCGAGCCGCGTCGATGTTCGCCGCCGACTTGACGAGGTGCGAATCCCACAGCGCCTCCCACGTTGCCGGGTCGGTGCCAACCGCGCCCATGAGGCCGATGCGGTGCGCGTGCCGGCGACAGCACCCGTGTAGCTCGTGCTTCCGGTCGCAGCCGGGCCACGCGCAACGGCGCACCATCCGAGGCGGCGCCGGGAGCTTGGTGGCGGCCACCTTGCGCGGATTCGCACGCGGGCGAGGCGGCTTAGGAGGCGGGGCGAGGACCAGGGGAGGCGCCTCGACCTTGACCACGCCGTTGACCTCGCGGAAGCACGGCCCGCAGTAGGCGCCCCACTGGCGGCGACGTTCGCCACATTCGAGGCAACTCACGGCGTCACCCGCTTGACGCCGCCGATCGTCCCGCCCACCCGGTAGCCGAGCCGGCGAATTGCCGCCCTCACGGTGTGCTCCGTGTAGCCGGTGAGCCGTGCCAGCTTGCGGATCGTCATCGGCCCCGAGGCCAGGAGGTCGCGCACGGCGACGACGGACGGCGGCTCGGGGGCGGGTTGCCAGTCGAGCACCACCGGGGCCTCGTAGTGGGCGAGCATGGCGGCGGCGCTCATTGGCGCACCGCCCACATCGTCGCCGGCCCCGTGCCGAACCGGCGCACGCGGTACGCCGCATGAGCGTCGGCGAGCTTCCGCCGCGCGTCCGCCACGTCGAGCCCGAGCGAGCGCGCGACCTCTCGCGTCCGTAGCGGGCACTCGGCGAGCGCCAGCACGCGCACCACGTCGCCCGTGCGACGCCATCGCTCCGCCTCCAGTCGAAGCGCGTGGACCGCCTCCAGAGCGAGACGGAGGGCGGTTACCGGGTCGTCAGCTCCGGCGGCCATGCGGAGCTGGTCGCGGGGGGTCATGCGCCACCGCCGAACAGCGTCCCCTGCCGCGGCTCGTCAGACTCGCGCAGATTGGCAACGCCGGTATTCCAGTAGCTTTCCTTCAGTTCCACGCCGACGAAGCGCCGCCCGTAGGTGAGCGAGCCGACCCCTTCCGATCCGATGCCGCCAAACGGCGAGAACACCACCTCGCCGGGGTTTGTGTACAGCTTGACCGCGCGCTCGATCACGTCGAGTTGGAGCGGGCACATGTGTTTCTCGTCCTGGTCCTCGCGCGCCGCTTGCACGTTGAGCACGTTCGTCTGGTTGATCGTCATCCACACGGGCGAGGCCCATTCCTGCCACTGGAGCACCGGAAACGACTCCATCGTATGCGTGACGGGCACCACCGCCTCTTCCTCATGCTCGGAGCGCGGCCACTTGCGGAACACGAGGAGGTATTCGGCGCAGCCCTGCCGGCTGATGGTGGAGTCGGCGCGAAGCTGCTTCCACAGAAGCCCGTGCGCTTTGGTGCGCTGCATCTCGATCACGGGGTCTTTCCAGATCGTAACCTTGGAGTGCAGGTCGAACCCGGCGGCGATGTGGGCGCGCACGAGGTCGCCGGGGAAGTCACGGAGCCCGGCCGACTGCCGGCCGCTGCTCCCCTTGTAGTACACGAGGTCTTTGCAGTGGACAGCGCACAGCCGGCCCGGTCGCAGGATGCGGTAGAGCTCTTTGGCGAGGTGCGCGTACTGGGCGAAGAACTCGGCGTCGGAGTCGCAGTTGCCCATGTCGCGCGTGCTGTCGGAGTAGGTGTAGACCGACGAGAACGGGGGCGAGTAGAGTTGCATATCCACGGAGTTGTCCGGGAGTTGCCGGGCGACTTCCACGCAGTCGCCGTGGTAGAAGGAAGAGTTCTTTCCGTGCCATTCGTTGAGACAGAGCATTAGCGGTTCTCCGGTTCAGGGTGAGTAGAGACGAGCCACGCGGGCAGGCGCCCGCGGTGGGAAGGGTGGTAGTCGAGCATCGAAGAGTGTCGGGCTTGCGCGCGGCGCGAGGCGGCGAACATCTGGCGCTTCATCTCGCCGTGGTCCGCGGCCTTGCCGCTCACCACATCCCACGTTGCCTGGTCCGTGAAGGCGAGTACTACATGAGCGTGAACCTCGCGGAGCTGCCCGAACCGCCAGCAGCGCCGGATGGCCTGATAGAACGCCTCGTAGCTGTACGAGGTGCCGACGAAGGCGACCCGAGCGCAGTTCTGGTAATTCATGCCGAACCCGGCGATCTTCGGCTTGGTCAGGAGGATGCCGCCTTCGGTTCCGAAGCGTAGCAGGCGCTCCGATTTGAGCCCGGCCGACATCGAGCCTGACACCTCGTAGGCGTCATCGGGCAGGCGCTCCATGAGCGCATCGGCCTCGTAGTCCGTTTCGCACCACACGAGCCAATCCTCTTCCGGCTCGGCGCGCACCAGCTCGGCTACCTTGTCGGCCCGCGACGACGTGGTGAGGCGCTTCTCGGCGTGGATATTTGTCGCGCTCATGTCGGCGAGGCGGAAGAGCGCCCCGTCCTTGGCGCCGCTTACGATGTCCACGTTCACGATGTGGCGGCTCAGTGTGAGCGCGGGCAGGACGTAGCCGGCATCCGAGTAGTCGCCGAGGTCAGACGGCAGGCCGGCGCACACGGCCCACGATGCCACCCAATCCCAGAAGGACGTGACGGCGTGGCCTTTGAGGCGGTACACGCCCATCTTCGTCGTATCGTTGATGAACCAGCGGGCGATCATCTGGTGAGACGAGAGGATGCCCAGGAACTCGGAATGGTTGCCGAGCTCGAGGTGGTCATTCGGCGCCGGGGTAGCGGTGGCGCAGAGCTTGTAGGGTGTACCCGCGAACCGATCCACGAGGTAGCGTTTCGTCGCGCCCATGAACGACTTCAGGATGGACGACTCATCGAGCACGACCCCAGCGAACTCGACCGAGGCGAACTTCTCCACCGCGTCGTAGTTGGTGACGACGATCCGAGCGGTGCCCATCTCGACGGGCGACTGCGCGAACACGACGCCAGCAAGGCCGACGGCGGCGGCTTCCCGGACGGTCTGCGGGCCGACGGCGAGCGGTGCCAGAATGAGCACCCGGCCGCCCGTGTGATCGGCCACGGCATCGGCCCACCGAAGCTGCATCCGGCTCTTGCCGAGGCCGGTGTCCATGAACAGCGCGCGACGGCCGCCAGCGAGCGCCCACCGAACGGCGTGCCGCTGGAATGGGAACAGCCATTCGTCGGATACGTCCACGTCGAATCCGACGGACGGCGCGTAACGCTCCTTGGCTGCGATGATCTCCTCGTAGCTGCTCATGCCCCCGCCCTCCAAGCCCGGATCGAGTCGCGCCGATGCCACTTGCCGCCGAACTCCTCCACGAGATTCCGAAGGCGCAGGCTCTCCAGGCCCTTCGCGGCGTGGTCCTCGCTGGAGAGGAGGTGCGCGAGGGTGGCGAAGGTGGCGGGCAGCGACCGCAGAATGACGGCCTCGCGTTGGGAGCGCGTCAAGAGCGCACCCATTCGAGATCGGCCGCGCTCGGGGAGGGCAGGCCATCGAGCACGTCGGCGAGCTCGCCCGCGCGGGTGCCGCTCTTGTCGGTCAAGATCCACCGCCCATCGAACTGCGACAGGCACGAATGATCCGGTCGGGCGCCGTGGATCAACGCGCGACCGAGTCCCGCGGCCGTATGGTCGGAGCGCGACCAGTCGCCGGCTACCTTTGCCTTGGCGCGGGCGTCCATGGCGATCTGGTACTTCCGCCGCAGCGCCGCCCCTTCCCCGCGAGTAAGGCCCAGCGCCTCGACCATCGCCGCGAGCTGCAAGCCATCGGTGGGGAGGCGCGTACCGGTGACCCACCCGTAGGTGGTGGAGTAGGTGAGCGGGGGCACCGCCTCGCGGCAGAGCCTCGCGAGGGTGCGCCCGTCAGCTTCAATGAGCCCGGCAAGGTGGGTTGAGAACGGATTGGTCATCGGTGGAACTCCTGCCGCTGTTCTACTCTACGGCGCGGTGCGGAGTCAAGAGCGACGGCGCGAAATAAATCTTAGGTAGATGTATTGCACGACGAACGATGCCGGGGCACACTGTCGGAAGCGGCATGGAGCCGCGTCAACCCGAAGGAGAGACAATGACCATCAAGCAACTTGACAAGGCCCGTGCCCTGCTGAACGACTGCTACCCGGTGACGTGCGTTTCTCAGGACGTGGCCGGCGACGTGGTGATCCACCTTGGCCCGCTGTCGGTCGATGTGATCGGCGCGCTGGTCGGTCACCACATCGAGATTGACTGGCTGGCGATTGGCGCGGGTGGTCAGCCCGTACCCGGCAGCATGTGGGTAGCCGACATTGGCGTCGGCGTTCGCCTGTGCGGAACCGTGGCGGTGTCCTCGTGAGCGGCGAGCCCGAGGAGGGCACCCTCTGCGGCTACTGCTGGTCGCGTGGCGAGGACGTGGAGCTGGTCGAGGACGAGTGCCCACGGTGCTCGGAGGAGCCGCCTGCGGTGTTCCTCGGCCTCGTGGGCAGCGTTGGCACGCTACTGCTCTGGCTGTTCCTCGCGTCCCCTCCGTAACGCCCTCCGCGCCGGCCTCGCCCGTACAGGCTTCTCCGCCTTGGGGTCGGGCGAGGCTGGCGCCTTCACTTCCCCGCAATCCCGCGGGGTCCGGGGGGGCAAACTCGGTGCAGGGAATGCCCCCCCGGCAACTACTCCAGGAGTGCGGAAGGCCCTCGCCGCTGCCCGCCAGTCGCCCTAATGCCCACCCTCCCCGATGCCGATGTAGAGGGCGTGACCTACCTCTCCCTGCCCGTAACCCTCGCCGATGCCAACTACACCGCCGCGGGTCAGGTGCTCCTCGTCGTGCTGCCGTGCGGGCTCGCGCTGTGGGTGCCGGCGGGGGAGGTGGAGGAGTGATCGCCGCCCTGTTCGTGGACGCGAACGGCATCTACGCCGGCAGGCCCGATGTCGATCTGTGGCCGAAGGAGCGGGATGCGCGCATGTACGCGGGGCCGTGGCCGGTGGTGGCGCACCCGCCGTGTCAACTCTGGACCAACATGGCGGCCGTGAACTGGAAGCGGTACGGCCGCGATCGTCCGGCGTGGTATCCGGGCGGTGACGATGGAGGGTGCTTCGCATTCGCCCTTGCTGCGGTTCGGCGATGGGGTGGAGTGCTCGAGCATCCGGCCAGCACGCACGCATGGGCAGCGCACGGGCTACCTCGCCCGCCTCAAGACGGATGGCAGGTACTCCTGTCCGCCGGGCCAATGGTGGAGGCGGTGTGCGACGTGGCGCAGGTTGCCTACGGCCACAAGGCTCGCAAGCGTACATGGCTGTTCTACGCCGGGCCATCGGCGCCCACCATGATCCGAACGAACGCGCCGACTGCTACCCATCAGATCGGATATTTCGACCGTATAAAGCCGACGCTCAGCGGGCGGGCGGCGAGTGCTACCCCGCTCGAGTTCGCCGAACTCCTGTTGAGCATGGCGCGCAACGTGCCGGCGGTGGATGTGGAGGGCGCGTAACTTTCTTTGCCTTTCTTGTTGCGCGTGCGAAACGCAGCGGCTAATCTTGTGGGGCGGGAAGGAACCCGCGAACACCCACACGGAGACAACATGACCCTCTACAACTACGAAACCGGCGCCGCGATTCGTCAGGCGACCGACGCTGAGATCGCCGCCAGCCTCGAAGCGGCGAAGCACGACGGCGGCGCTGGTGTGATCTTCGTGGACGGCGTGCCCTGCTACACCGAGGTGCCCGACTACTTCTAACCGAAGGGGGCGTCGCCCCCGCATCGCCATCCCGGCGACGTAGCCCCCTGCAAGGATGGGGGCCTTGCCCCACGGACGGGGACAACCTCAGGAGCACAACATGATCGACCTCGACTCTCTCACCATCGGCGAGGCCAAGCGGCTCGCATCTCTGTTCGGCGGCGCCACGGTCGCCCCCGCCGAATCCCCGTTTGCGCCACTCGTCGGCAAGGTCGCGCTGGTTCGTTCGCGCGGTTCCGGCGTGTGGGCCGGCGTGGTCGAGTCGGCCCACGAGGGCGCCGCCGGCCACACGCTCACGCTCAGCACCGCGCGGCGCCTCTGGTCGTGGACGGGCGCGGGCGAGTGCTCCTCACTCGCGTTGACCGGGCCGAGCGGCGGTAAGATCGGGCCAGCCGCGGCGCCCATCGTCGCGGAAGTGCTGGAGGCGCACCTGATGTCGTCAGCGGCGGTGGACGCGGTGAACAAGGTATCGCCGTGGACGAAGTAGAGCACGACGGCTCCGGCGACGACGACGGCTCCGGCTACGGCGACGGCGACGGCTCCGGCTCCGGCTACGGCGACGGCGACGGCTCCGGCTACGGCTCCGGCTACGGCTACGGCTACGGCGACGGCGACGGCGACGGCTCCGGCTACGGCTACGGCGACGGCTCCGGCTACGGCTCCGGCTCCGGCTAACCCCCGACCAAGGGCGCCCACTTGGCGACG